CCCAGGGCGCGTTACCCCGGGCTTCATCCTGCGTCCCCTGCCCCCAGAAAGCCGCCGCGGCGTGGATGGCCACATATGCTCGCTTGCCATACTCCTCAATATTTTCTGCCAGCTTCGACGGCGGCGTCACCCAGTGAAAGCCCATTTACTCCTCGCTGAGCGGAGCGTAGCGCAGTCGAAGCGTCATTCGGTTACCACAGCTTCCGCAAAAGTCGCATATGTCCGGTTCGGCCTGATGAACGAGACTTCCATCAGCACGCCGTTCTCGTCGTTGAAGCGGTCGCCCACTTCGATATCGGCGTCCGTGGCTGCGTTGATGACCGCGTCCGCTCGCCTTTCCGACGTGCGGTCCACATCGTAGATGCGCCCGCGGCTGGTGCGCTCGATGCGCATCGTCTGGGCCGCCAGCGTGGAATCACCGCGCCGCAAGGCAATGCTCTGCGAGCGCAAATTCCGCACCTTGGTCATCAAACTGGTAACACTCATTCTTAGTGACCTTCGTGTCCTTCGTGTTTAACCAAGAATCCCATACGCGCCGTTGTACTTCTCGCAGGCCTCATCATATTGCTTCTCGACCGAATCAACCTGTGCGCGCATCGCCAGCGTTTGTGTACCGGTATTGACTTTCACGTCACCTTGCTGGTAGTCAAAGGCATCCGGGCTCATCGTGTTGGCCTGCTTGGTCAGGCATATCGCTGATGCCTTCAACAGCACGATTTCAGCTTCTTCATCCCCCATGTCTTCATATTCATCGCCGTCATCGTTCAGCGCCCAGGCCGCCTTGTAACGATAATCCCGTGACATGGTATATGTGGGCGTGGGATCGAACGTGATCTGCCGGTTGCGGATGTAATGCCGCTCATCCCAGGTGGTGCTCAACGGGATAATGCCCTCGTTGCTGATCAGCACGCCGTCAGCGGTGGCGAAGCTCTCCAGCATAATCATCTTCAAGAAATCGTCCGCCAGGTCATAAGTGGCTGTTCCTGAAACGATGCTGAGCGTATCGACCTTTTCCGTTCCACAGCGGCGCGAAAAATCTTTCACTGCCTCCTTGATCGCCCGCGTATACTGGTCGCTTGAAGGCACGCTGTCAACAGCCGGTACATCCGCCTGCAAATCAGAAATGAGATCCGCTAACATAATGCTCATAAATTCAACCTATCTCCCCCCAAATACCTTTGAGATATTTGGGGGGATGTCATCGCAGATGACAGGGGGGCCGGGGTTACGATCCAGCCGTCACGCCGAGATACGCGCCCTTTTCTTCCACGGGGCTCTCGGTTACGTTGAACTCTTCGGTATAATATTGATCGGCTGCCACCAGCTTGGATGTGCCGCCGCTCACGTCATAGGTCGGGAACGGTCCGCGCACAACCATCGGCTGGAACACGCGGTGCATCACCAGTTGCCGGTTGCCCACGATGATGGTGTCATCCGGGAACTCGGTGCTGGCAAAGACCGGCAGCCCTTTCACGTTGCCAGCATAGCCAGCCGCGTTCAGAATTGCGTTCGGGAAGCCGTCGCGCCGGAACCCACGCCAGTTCGAAAGGTCTTCTGAGTTGGTGTAACTCATCAGGAAGAAATTCGGGGTATAGTAACGGTTGGCTACAATCACCTTAGTTTCTCCCAGCAAGCGCACCAAATCGTCATAGTCAGATTCGTCGTTGCCGGTCGTCCAGGTGCCGCCGCTGTTGCTGGCCACACTCTTGACTGCCGCCAGGGCCATGTAGAGCAAACCCTGGTCGATCTTGCGCTGCGTCTGGCGAATCAAGCTGGCCATCGTGCGTGAGACCGCGTCATAGCCGAGCTGTGAGCGCGAGAAGACAATCGCCTCGCGGCTGATCTGGTCAGCCAAGCGGTCAGCGGCTGCTTCCACCGTGATGTAACTCAATGAGATCTTCGCGCGTTCGATGGGTACCATCTCGCCCTTGCGGATGGCGGTATAGCCATAATCAACCAGCAGGGCATCGTCTTCCGAGATGCTGCCAGCGGCCAAAATCTTGATGCGCCCATCGGCGTAGTCAATCACGAAGTCGGTGTTCTCGGTATAGGTCGTCCCAGCCGGGCTGGTGGTGACCACAACCGTTCCGGGTGTAACGCGCCCGTAGTCCAGGTCCACCCAAGCATCCGCAGCACCAGCCGTCACAGCCTCGTCAGTGACAGTGGCCGTGTAGCCGGTCTCGGCAGCATGCGCCTCGAAGTACAGCCGGGTGGGGCTGGTCTCGATCGTGCCCACATCAAAGATGCCTGCCGCCACCAGGGTGGGGTAGGCCTCCGCAATGATCGCGCGGCTGACGCTGTAGGGCAGGTTCAGGTCGCTAGTCTGCTCGGCCTCTTCGAACTCCTTGGCTTCGCGGGCCAGATGATGCTTGTTGAGCGCGTCGAAGCGTTCCAGGATCTGGATCGTGAGCAGTTCCGCTCGCGTTTCGGCCTTGCTGAAGTCGCGCATCTGGCGCATCTCAGACTTGACCACCGCTTCGTTGAGAATGTAGGCCGCCTTGGCGAACTCTGGCACGCCGGTTTCTTTCTCGAACAACGGCTGCACGCCCTTGATCTCACCGGTAAAACCTTTCTCTTCCAGCTTGCGACCGGCGAACAGCTTGTCATAGCGTTTGCGCAGTGATTCGGCCATCTTGGCAACGGCTTTCTCGTCATGTGGTGCCGATTCTTGCAGCTCCTCGACGAACAGTTTGTTGCCTTCCTCGCCGTAGGGCAGCTCTTTGGTGGCCTCCTCGATGGCATTCTCGATACCAGCCTTCTTCTCGGCTTCTTCGAACTTCTGGGCCTTCTCAGCCATCGCCTTCAGGCTCTCATTGATGTTGGCGTTCTCATCGATGCCCAGCGCCTTGCGGACACTCTCTTCCAGCGCCTTCAATTGGGCTTCGCCCATTTTCTTGACCTGGGCTTCGGTAATACCCTCGAAAACTTCGGGGTGGTCTTTCAAAAGTTGTAGGACTTCTTCCTTGTCCATTTCATCCTCCTCGGGCTTATCGCCCGTGATTGATTCGATTAGTTGTGCGACGTTCTCAAACGATGGTTCCAGGAGCATGTCAAACCCCGTGATGTGCAATTCGCTCACCTCGAAGATCTTCTCTTTTCCCTTGTCATCACCATCTTTGGACGCCTTGATAAATTTGCCATCGCCGTACCCACGCATGGATACTCCGGGCATCACGCCGCCCTCCATCAACGTCAGGATGTCCTTGCCTTTGCTGGTTTCCAGGATGCAACCTGTGATATTCACATTCACACCGTCGAAATTGACTTCTTCCCATTTCACAACGGTTTCCAGCAGGTTTGGACGCCTGGTCGATTTATCAGACGGATGTTCTGCCTCGCCGAGTAACTGAATGGCACGGCCCTGCCCGGCGCTCTCATGCAGATGGTCTCGCAATTCCTTGACCGCTACTTGCAGCACCTGGGCCGGATATCGGCGGTTATTGCCGTTGACAATGTCCGCCGTCATAGCTTTTTCAAATCGGACCCGTCGCGGCTTGTCTTCCTGGGCTTCCAGGAGCACAACTTCGCAATCGATCCGTTCTTCGAAACGTTTCTTCCCTTTGGGTGTCATAACTACCTCCAGTTACTTCGCTGGTTGAGTAGGGCATGGCCCGTATCGAAACCAGCCACTTCAAACAATGAATCAGTGCTCACTACAACGGCCTCCGAACTAGCCGTCTTTCCATCTCCCCCGGCTTCATCGGCCTGCATCTGCACGCCGCCGCTCACGCTGTCGATGTCGTCATCGTGGCGTGCGGTGCCCTCCGAGTTGAAGGCCGCCGCCACGCGGATGAAATCTTGGTTCCACGGTCCGCGGACAAGTTTCACCTTGCCCTGCTTGGCACGTAAGCGCCAGGCGCGTGCCCGGTCTGCCTTGCTGCCTTTGGCGGTCACTTCCATGATCGGGATGTTCACCAACGCCTTATCTTCCAGAAATTTCTTCACCACCAACACCTGGAAGGCGTTGCTCTCGATCCCCCAGACTGTCCCCGCTTCCCCGTCCGAGAGCATCAGCGTCCGCAGGTCTGGCAGGAACTCGTCCAGGTTCCGCACCTTCAACGGGTCGCGAATGTACAGCGTCCCGTCCGGGCCGAAGGCGATGGCGTAACAGGCGTTGAAGTCGCTGGCTTCGCTCTTCCCCAGCGCCAGGTCTGCGTACCGGAACCAGCGCAGGCCCTCGGGAGCGCAGTCCACGATCCCGAAGTCCTTATCATCGAAAAAGTTCCCCTCCGCCAGACGCGGCATCTGCTGGAATTGCGCCGTGAACTCGAAGTCATCCATGTTGGCGCGCTTCTTCTCCAGGTCGCGTTTATCATCTTTCGCGGGCCACAGCGGCTCGCCCGGCTTACGACCGAGCTGGTCACCCTTCTCGGGGATATAAATACCCCGTAATAAGTTCTCGATGTATTCTTCCTGATATTGTGGATACAGGTCTTCGCCCAGCGCGAAGGCGGGCATCATTACCACTTCCCACTGGTCCGCGTCCGGGTCGGAAACCATCGCGTGCAACAGCATCCCGGCCAGGTCTTCCTGGTCCCAACGCGTCATGATCACGATGATGGCCGCATTATCTTCCAAACGAGTATATGCCGTGCCTTTGTACCATTCATAATCCGACTCGCGCTGCGTCTTGCTGTTCGCTTCTTTGCGCCCCTTGACCGGGTCATCGATCACGAACAGGTTCGCCCCGAAGCCTGTCACGCCGCCGCCCACGCCGGTGGCTTGCATCCCGCCGTTGTGATCGGCGATATCCCAAGCTGCCGATGCCTTGCTCTCCGGGTCCAACATCACTGGCTCATCAGTGGAAGATAGCGTCCCAAAAACCGCTGAATATCGCTCCGACTGCACCATGTCGCGCGCGGCCTTCGAGTGCTTCGAAGCCAGGTCCGCGCCGTAAGATGTCAGGATCACGCGCAGGTCCGGATTCTTCCCGAACAGCCAGGCCGGGAATTTGCGTGAAGCTGTCTGGCTTTTCCAGTACCTGGGCGGCATGAAGATCATCAGCCGTGGGATGCCCCGCTTCCCGCCCGTCAGGATATATTGCGCCACGCCCTGCAGCTTGCGCGTCAGCACCTGCATGTGCGGCGCTTCGGTCGGGTGCTTGGGATCTACGAATTTGCAGAAATCACCAAAATAGCGCTCCGCACGCACCTGCGCGCGGATGTCTTCCTTCACAGCCTGCTTCAACGAAGTCTTACTCATCCTCGCCACCATCGTCCTGAGCGGAGCCCTGAGCATCGTCGAAGGGCGCAGTCGAAGGATCGTCATCAAACATACTTTCATCATCCTCCGCGAACTCATCCTCCAGCTCGCTGATGAAGGCCTCCGCCTCGTCGCCCAGCAGTTCCAGTTTCTTTTCCAGCGGCATCTTGCGCAGGCGTTCCAGCATCTTGCGCCCGGTGCTGACCAGTTGTGGGTCTTCGATGGACACTTTCGAATGTTTCTCGATCACGCCGGTGGCCTCGAACAGCAGGCGTCGTTCCTGGGTGGCCTTGTAATCGACTATCGACGCCACTTTCCCGCTGGCTTCGATCGCGCCGGGGATGAAGTCCAGCAGCGCTGCGGTCTGCAGCGATGCGATCATCTGGTCGATGTACGGGTATTTCCTGCGCCACTCGGTGATGCGCCGGTCACTGGTCAGCCCCAGCACCTCCTGCGCAAGCTCATCCTGCGTGCGCGGCCAGCGCCGGTACTTTGGCACGGTAGACCAAGCGATGAAGGCCGCCACCCGCCAGGGCACATTCGACAGCATCAACTCGTGATACTGCTCTGTCCAGCTTGGCGCGTCTTCGTCAATCTTTTCATCCAGCGCCTGGCGCGCGGCCATTTCGCGCTCGCGCACTTCTGCGGCGGTCAGTGGCTTGACTTCCTGGCCGCCTTCCTCGGCGTCTTGCAACAAGTCCGCGAAGCCGTCAAGCTGCAACTGGGTGACGGGTTTCACTTTGGTCATCTAACTTCCATTCGGTTTCCAGGCCGGTTCGGCCTCCAGTTTTTCGACTTGCTTTACCAGCATCAGCGCGCCATCTCGCATGGTGCGGTATTTCTTGCGTTCCATTTCCAGCAGTTCCATCATTTCCGTGTTCCGGTCCAGCATATTGACGATGGTCGAATCCAGCTTGGTGATAATGTCTGCTTTGTCCCGGCCTTCCTCTTTCTTCATCTGAAGCCGGAACAAAATCACATTGAACAGTCCAGTTACCACAACCGGAACAACCACATTGAAAACCAATTCCATGTTTAACTATGGCCATTTTTGAAATTCGTGAACGACCACAGAAACAGCCACGAAGCCACCATTGTGTACTGGATCAACGTGCGGATTGGCGATAAGTCATGGCTTGATAGCGGCATTTCTGGCCTGCATAGGGTGATCATGTAAAAGACCAGTCCCACCAGTCCATAGGTCAGCCACATCAGGTTCGAGTACAGCTTCGAGCGCTTCAACCGACAACTGACCAGCGCCATGATCACGATCACCAGCGACAATCCCATCGCTGCGTACTGGCTCGCCAAACGGATGCTCATCGGTTTTCACAAAGCAGCGCGGACCGGGATGCTCAGTCCCAGCCACGCTGCTCATGCCTATTTCTTGGCTTTTACAACGCGTTCCCCAAGGCCATCCAGAACTTGCTTCAATAAAGCATTGTAGATAAGGGTGGCCAACGCTACGATCGGGCCAACATTGACCAAAAATGTGTTGATCCAATCGAACAAAGCCGTTACGAACGTCACCGGCCCATCAAATGGGGGGAATACCGGTATAGCAGGCAGGCCAAAAGCCAGTGCCAGAAGGAACGACACCACATACACACCGGCTGTCAACCAGCCGCTGGGAATGGATGCGCCGCCCTGCTTGCGCCAGAAATTGATCAACCAGATGATCACCATTGCGATCATACCGATTAGCCACAATTGAACTTCAGTAAGCTCCATTTCAAACTCCTTCTTCTTACCCTCCCCCCATTTTCGCTCCCCAGAAAATGGGGGGCCCACAGGGGGGTAAACAAAAACCCGATGCTTATGTGAGCATCGGGCGCTACACGATCTTGCCGTCTATTTCGTCCTGAGCGGAGCGGTGTTCGTCCGCGTAGTCGAAGGACGGCTGCGCTTCCCTCGCGGAGCGGCCTCGCGACCGCTCCTACTGGGGGGCAGGATTGACAAAAAGGTCAATCAAATTGATTGTACAATAATTTTATTGATATTTCAAGTGTTTTATGCTCCAATAATCTTTAATGAACGCTTGTTAATCCAAGTTTCTATGCCATTATCGAACTTTACATACCAAAGTTCTTTTAAATATGTTCCATTCTCTCTAAAGGGCATGGGAATATTATCCATGATTATTCGCTTGCTCGCCATCCCTACCCCTTCGTGTGGATAATATACGATCAACTCGAATGCAAATACTCTCTCAGGCGGCAAACTCTTGCTTCTCATTGACACCTATCGCTGTGGATTGTTATAACAGTAAGAGATCGGGGCCGCATCCGAGTTTTCAGGATAGAAGTACACACATATCAGGCCGGGTGCGGGGGGCTTGAATTCACCAGGCGGGACCGGCGTAATATCCAGGGCACATACCAGCCCGCAGCCGCCCAGGCATTCCCCGGATTGACAAACGAGATAACCCGCTTCACAGGGGACAGGAGTACAAATCGGGAAAGGAGTTGTCGTTGGCACCGCTGTGCCCGTTGGCTCAGCTATGGTGAATTGATAAACGAAATCTCCACCGGGGGTACCGTCTCCATCCCCATCCAGTGCGTTGCCAGCCAGGTCGCGGATGCCGGGGACTGTTGTCGGAGCGCTGGCAAGCATCTCCCGGTTTTGCAGCGCGAGCATTTCTTCTATCTGGTTCATGCGGATATTGACTGCAATCTTCATGGTGACGAATGCAACGATTGCAGCGATGGCAACCCAGTACAAATCTTTCCATTCGGGCTTGAGCCCTTCTTTGGCAGATTGGAGTAGATTTGACCAGAACATTCGTATCTT